CTGAGTCATCTAGTATAAAGCCTACTTCCTTAACATCAACTCCATGCATAAATTCATAGGTTGCTCTGGCTTCAGGCTCTAACTCAGTCCCTCTCTGCATCCACTCATTTACAAAGATTGGCTCACGCTCCCCTGTGATTCTCTCTGCAATCATCTCACTGATATAATCATCAGCCGAGGCACTAGGCTTCCCTGCCGTAGTGATTAGCTTTGAGAACTGACTAGCACTGGGTCTACCTAACCTAGCGTCTAGCCATTCCTGTGTGCCCTGTTCAGCTTCCAGTATTCTCAAGTTTCTTCTCCAACATAGAAAATGCTCGGTCATACTGGGCTACTGATAACTCATCAACAGTCTTACACTTGAACACCTGACAGAACTTTCTAACATCACTGTCTGTCTGCTCAAGCAATCCTTTCAACTTGGCTGACTGGTCATCACTGATAGGATTATCAACAAGCACTAAAGGCAGGTCTTCCCCTGCATATAGGCTAAAGCCCAACCCAAAAAGAGCTATGCACTTAACGAGGCATCTCATTCTAGCATCACTCACATCTCTTGATGTTGGGTTTACGATGGCTTTGTTCCTGTGATCCATCACTGGTAGCCACATACGCCTAGTGATACCCTCGATAGTCAACTCTACCTCTACCTCGACAGTGCCATTCTGGTCTATGTTAGGCTCGAAGTAACAGTAACTAGCATCAGGGTAATGGGTCATCAGTGTACCCCAAGCGTATGCCCAAGAAAGGTAACTCAGGTTACCCTTCTTCTCGATGTGCTTTGATACGTCAATCGCTGACAGTGTTGTCCATACGTTACTCATTATGCACCCCCCATTATTTCTTCAAACTGTTTCTCACTATACCATGTAGCGTTCTGGTCTTTAGCATACTGTGTACCATACCCCAAGTAGTAGGCTTCAGTATCGCACTCACGCGCAGGGTATCCATGCAAGGCATCGAACTCGCCTCGGTCAAAATCATTAAGGTTATTTAAATCAGACATTTCTTCTCTCCAACTCATACTGATGTTCGTGAATGTAAGCTATTGTTTCCTTATTGAGTTCTGCTATAGCCGACTCCACAAGTATGCCTATCATTTCATAATTACGATCAGCAAGTGAGCGAAGTACCTGACGGTGATAAACTTCCATCATACCTAAATCACCTATATGCTCACCTATAAATGCTTCTTGCAAGATTGTAGGATCACTATCCATCAGGTCAATACTGTATTGCCATGCAGTATCTTCTACTTCTTTCTCAGTAGACGATGGCTCGATCAAAGGGAACTGGGTTGAGGCTTTACTGTAATCGTAATCCTCAAATATCAATGGTCTATTCATGTTTCTATCCTCTAATTTGTGTTTGTGAGATTACATATTAGTCAATGTTTACACCCATGTCAACAAAAAGTTTGCAATTTATTTTACAATGGTGTAATCTGACAACTCACAACTAAGGAGATCCACATGGATATTAACAAATCGCTAGACTTTTATATGAAGACACACCGCATGACACAGGCCGACATAGCCAGAGAGGGTGGACTATCCCCTGCTACTGTCAGTTTGATAAGAAACAACCACCGCGATCCAAGCTGTGCCACACTAGTTGCACTGTCTGATCTATTCCAAGTACCAGTCAGCGAGTTTATCAGGGCAGGTGAACATGGATAGAGGCTACTACGCAATCATCCCTGCCAACGTCAGATACGATGATAGTCTAACGCCTAACGCCAAGTTACTTTATGGTGAGATCACTGCGTTGTGCAATGAGAGAGGATACTGTTGGGCAACCAACGGTTACTTTGCAAAACTATACAATGTGAGCAAGGTATCTGTCAGCAAGTGGATAGGTAATCTAAAAGACGCAGGCTACATCAGCATTGAGATGGAGCAGGATGGGGGTACCAAACAAATCTTAAACAGGTATATAAGATTAGTTAATGACCCTATTAAAGAAAAGTTAAATACCCCACAAAGAAAAGTTAATGGGGGTATTAAAGAAAAGTTTAAGGATAATAATACAGTTAATACTACATCTAATATTACAGTTAATAATATAGATCATTTTGAGTCATTCTGGACTGTTTACCCAAGAAAGGTTGGCAAGGCACAGGCAAGGAAAGCATGGGACAAACTCAAACTTGATGACGATACTGTAAAGATGATAGCTGAAAACATTGCATTGAGGATTAAACATGGCGAGTGGAGTGATGCTAACAAGACATTCATACCCCATGCGTCAACTTATCTAAATAATGCAAGGTGGGAAGATGAGGTTGAAGCCCCTGTTAAGGTGGCTAAAAACCCGAATCAAATAGGCAACATTAAGAAGCGCGATATTGAAGATGCGCTAACCGATAGATCATGGGCTAACTAACATTAACTGGGGGAGTTATGAAAGGATTGAAGGTTAAGCAAATAAGCTATGCTGAAACTAAAGATTTAATACTGAATGTGCATTACGCAAAAAGGATGCCATCAATATCTTATGCTTTCGGTTTGTTTGATGGTGAAAAAATGGTTGGTCTTATATCTTATGGCTCACCTGCATCACATACATTATGCAAAGGTATTTGTGGAATTGAATTTAAGCAGGATGTGATAGAATTAAATAGACTTGTGTTAATTAATAACAACAAAAATGAAGCGAGTTATCTTATAGCACAATCTTTGAAGCTATTACCAAAGCCAAAAATTATTGTCAGTTATGCAGACACAGCACAAAAACATACAGGTTATGTTTATCAGGCTACAAACTTTTTATTTACTGGCACAACAAAAGGAAGAACTGACCAAGCATCAGCAAACGGAAAGCACAGTAGACACAGTTTAGGCGATAAAACTAAAAGAGTTTATAGAAGCCCAAAACATAGATATGTAATCTTTGTCGGAAACAAGAGGCAAAAAAAAATATATATGGAAGCGTTAAATTACCCAATTCAAAACTATCCAAAATAGGAGTACACAATGACACAAGTAGAGAGAGTTTTAGATTATCTAAAAGAAGGCAAGAAACTAACCTGCCTAAATGCTTTTGAAGAACTAGGCATCACGCAAGTGGCGGCTAGAATCTTTGAGTTGAAGCTACAAGGGCATGAGATAAAGACTACACGAAAGAAAGTAACCAATCGCTACAATGAGATATGCAGTGTAGCTGAATACTACATGGAGAAATGATATGAAAGACTATGAAATTGAATGCCCACAATGTGGTGATTTTATGGGTGCTAGGTATGAAGAGTCTGATAATCCTGATATTAAATTTATTTATGAGGCAGGTTGCATTGAATGTTGTGTGATTATTGAGCATAGATACCCAACCGAGGAGTACCAGAAAAAGGTGCATGATTATCTTTTAGGTAAATCAGGAGAGAAAGATGGGTAGAAATGTTAAATCATTCAAGTATATAGGCACAGAGTGCGAGACAATGGAGCATGGTGAGTATTACACCTACGATGATATTGTTAAGGTCAATGGCATGAAGCTATCTAGTGCGAGGAACAGGATGCGTACCTCTTGGGTTGATGGTGAGAATGTAATCACTGATGAAATACTAAGACCCACTGTAAACGCCCCTTTCTACAGCATTAAGGGCGATAAGATAGTGCCACCCAAAAGGGTATTCTGCGACAGGCTAGAGACTGACTCTGAGAAAATGATGGATAGATATTTGAGGAGAGCATTGTAATGGCTGAAGCATGGACTGTTAATACACCAAAGAAACTTACCATGTACAAGGAGTTTGTCGAGGATATGTATGACAAGCACAAGTACATAACATTCGAGTATAAACTGGGCAAGCCTAGAAGCATCAAGCAGAACAATGCGATGTGGGTGTTCTGTAGGGACATAGCCAAGAGATGCAACGATGCAGGGTTTCCATGCGTGATTACCAGTCCAGTTCTTAGCAAGCCTATTGAGGCTCCTTGGACAGACCGCAGTGTAATGGACTTAATCTGGATGACTGTGCAAAGAGCCATGTATCCTGAGAAAGATGAGAGCAGTAGGCAACTAGCCACAGATGAAGTACCATTGGTAGCGGAAACAATAATAAGGCATTTGGCAGAGCAATATGGACTCTATGTATCATTCCCTACTAAGGAATTTAAAAATGGCAATCAAGCGTGATGCGGCAGATAAGTGGTTTAGTAATGTGGTTAGGAAGAAAGCAGGGTATGTATGTGAACACTGCAACAAAGTAGATGCGAGAATGGAGTGCGCTCACATCTATGGCAGGGCGGCAAAGTCAGTGAGGTGGTCGTTAGACAATGCGTTATGTCTATGTCATTACTGCCACATGAAGTTCACTGCTAACCCACTGGAGTTTACAGCGTGGTTGGAAGAAACACTGGGTCAGGGACACATGGATATGCTGAGAGAGAAGTGGCAAGTCCTGATGAAGACCAACAAGAAGTTAAGGTTAGAGATAGCGAAGCATTACAGGGAAGAACTGAAGAAGATGGATGAAGATGAGAACTACGAACCAGTCAGTTATAACTGAGGTGTAATATGAGTGATAGTACGTTGGAGATAATGTTTGACCGTATGGAGCAACATGGGCTGTGCGACCTGAAGACCAGACTGATTAATGTACTACAATCGGCAGTGTATGAGGGTGCATTGAACTA